TTGCCCGAAAAGCTTATGATAGACAAAGACAAGCTAGTTAAGATGACTGTGCCGCAAGCCTCTAAGCATGTCGCTAAGGTTAACGCTTGGCGTCAAGGCGAAATAGACAAAGAGCTGCAGTCAATTCTTCTCAGAAAACCAAAATCGATAGACGAGGATCTTGATATCTCTTTTACAGAGAGCGGGAAGGGTGGCAAGTGGGTAGAGCTTCCAGACACAATGGACTTAGCCACTGACAACATGAGGACTTGCCAAGTGGTTGGAGGAGCGGCTGGCTGGTGTACGAAGCAAGAAGGTTATGCAAGTTCATACGGAAGCCAATATGACCAGCCAAGATTTGGTCCATCTCCCGCGTTTTTAACCGTTCTTCTTGATGCGGACGCTAGGCCACACGTTCAAATTAATACGGTTAAAGTTACTGGGAAGGAGGGCGAAGACCTCTACTTTGATGAGGATGAGTTTGAAATAATTAACGAAATCAAACCGCCTGAAAATTCGTTTGATGTGGAAGACGGTAGGTCGCAAGAGTACATAAGAAGAGATCCTGAGTATAGAGAAAAGCTTTCTCGCTCTACTAAAGACTTTTTAAACGAGACAAACCGCTCGACTAATCTTGCTGACGTTGCGATGGTAGATAAAGATTTGAACCAGTTTGACTTATTAGACTTAGCTCCATTTAGAGACGGCGATAAAATACCAATAACAGAAGGTTATCAACCTCTTCAAGCAAGACTGGGTCAGATGATTGGGGAAGGAGATTTTGGAAACGCTGACGGTCTTGGGGTTGAATACAACGCCGTCGGCTTGATCCAAGAAGCTACTGACATGCTTACTACACAAGGCCGTGATGCGATGCGCTTTAAGGAGGCTGACAGGTTCGTTAGCTTTTTAGAGCTGCCCGATTTAGTTGATAAGGTTTTTAGTGGTCCGATGTGGAGCAAACCACAATATCCTAATTGGCAGAAGTTCAGATATGACATCGCTACTCAAAAAGATACAGGGGAGATTAACGGAATGAGCCGTGGAGGATTAGTTAGCTCAGAGTATAATCCCGAGAGAATTAACTTGATGGCTCAAGAAATACTAGCCGATGGGTACGCTAAAGGCGGCTCAGTAACATACAATCCTGAACGAATTAATCGAATGGCTGAACTCATACTACAGGAAGCTTAACGTGGCTGATGAACTAGAAGTTGAAGTAGAGCAAGAAATCACGATGGTAGAGATTCCAGAGGAAGAGCTGGACTTTGAAGACACCGAGGACGGCGGTGCTGTTGTTATGATGGAGAAGATCTCTGTCAGAGAAGCATCCGATCACTTCGCTAACATTGTTGACGATGTTGACGCCTCGCTGCTAAAGACCTCAATCAATGACTTGATGACGAAGATCGAGCGAGATAAAGAGGCCCGTCAGAAGAGAGACCTGCAGTACGAAGAAGGGCTAAGACGTACTGGCCTTGGCGATGACGCACCAGGCGGTGCTCAGTTCAGTGGAGCCAACAAGGTTGTCCACCCGATGCTAGTCGAGGCTTGCGTCGATTTCTCTGCTCGATTCATCAAAGAGGTATTCCCTCCGACCGGACCCGTAAAGTCTAAGATACTGGGCGAGGCTGACAAGGCTAAGGTTGGCAAGGCTCAGCGTAAGACTGAGTTTATGAACTGGCAGACGACCGAGCAGATGGTTGAGTTCAGGTCCGAGCTTGAGCAGCTCAGCACTCAGCTACCGCTGGGCGGCGGTCAGTACATGAAGTTTATGTGGAACTCTAGATTCATGCGGCCAACGTCTGAGTTCGTTCCTATCGACGACATCTACCTGCCGTTCTCCGCGACTAACTTCTATACGGCTGAGAGAAAGACTCACGTTCAGTACATCACCGAGATGGAGTACGAAAAGAGAGTCGAGGCCGGCATGTACGCCGACGTGGACCTTCCGTCTCCGACAGAGCCTACTTTCAGCGCGGCAGAGAGAGCTAACGAAAAAATCGAAGGAAAGCAGAATACCTCTTACAACGAGGACGGCCTGCGAACAATCTTTGAGATATACACCTTCATGGACTTTGAAGACGGAGAAGGCTTAGCGCCATACATTCTTAGCGTCGATAAGTCTAGCGAGCTGCCGCTGTGCCTTTACCGGAACTGGGAAGAGGACGACGATAGGCAGAAAGAACTCCACTGGCTTGTTGAATTTCCGTTCGTACCGTGGCGTGGCGCTTACCCTATCGGCCTGACTCACATGATCGGCGGATTAAGTGGCGCTGCTACTGGAGCACTTAGAGCGTTGCTCGACTCTGCTTACATTCAAAACGTGCCAACCCTGCTCAAGCTCAAGGGCGGTCCTAACGGTCAGACGCTTAACGTGCAGCCTACTGAGATTGTAGAGATGGAAGGCGGCGCGCTAATTGACGACGTTAGAAAGCTGGCTATGCCGCTACCTTTTGCGGGACCAAGCCCTACGCTGTTTCAGTTGCTAGGATTCTTGGTTGACGCAGGCAAGGGCGTTGTCCAGACATCTTTCGAGAAGTTTAACGATCAGAACCCTAATGCGCCAGTTGGCACAACGATGGCTATCATCGAGCAGGGAATGGTTGTATTCAGCTCTATACACTCGCGCTTACACGCCTCTATGGCGAGAAGCTTTAACATCCTGCACCGCATCAACAGCATGTACTATACGGATGAAGAGCTAGACGCGCTTGATACAGGGCTTGAAATATCAGCGGAAGACTTTGACGGACCCGCAGACGTGGTCCCGATCAGCAACCCCGCGATCTTCAGCGAGGCTCAGAGGTTTGCTCAGATACAGGCCATCATGGCCCGTGCTCAGATTGTGCCTCAACTGTACGATCCAATCGCCATCGAGGAAATGTTCCTACGAACGCTAAAGGTTCCGGCGTCTGAGGTAATGGCCCCGAAAGTCGGAGAAGAGGACAGAGATCCGGTAAGCGAGAACGTGGCCGCTGCGATGGGACAGGGCATATACGTCCTTACCGAGCAAGATCACATGGCTCACTTGCAAGTTCACTTGCCGTTCTTGAAGTCGCCACTGTTTGGGTCTAACCCAGCTATCGCGAGCACGTTTTTGTATCCAATGTCAATGCATTTAAAAGATCATATCTTAAATTATTACTTGGCCGAGGCTCACAACGCGGTCGATATAGCCCAGAGCGAAGGATTAATCCCTGAAGAGGCTGAGGATCAAGTTAAGGTAATACTAGAGGTCCAAAGGTTCATTGAAGAGCAGCTTGGATCTACCGGAATCGCTCAAGAGCTGGGTATGATTAACGAGGCTGCGGAGCAGTTCAAGCCTCAAGATCCTGCCGCGCAGCAAGGTGACGCGATGCAAATAGCGCAGCTCAGCGCAGAAATCAAGCAAGGAGAACTCCAGCAGCGCACCGAGCGTGACGGAGCTAGACTCCAGATTGATCAGGCCAAGATGCAGTCAGACATGCAGACTGATCAGAATAAGATGCAGATACAGCAGGCTAAAATGCAGGCGGATATGCAGCTTGAGCAGGCTAAACTCCAGATAGAGCAGGCTAAGATGGAAACCTCCATGCAGCGCGATGGTGCCAAGATTCAACTAGACCAAGCCAAGCTGGACGCATCCACTCAGATTTCTCAACTTAAAATGCAGCAGGCTGCAGAAATGGAGCTGGCTAAGCTTGCGTCTCAAGAAGCTGATCGGCAGGAGGACGCCGAGCTGGCTGGCCTTCGTGAGCTGTCCGCGACAGAGAGAAACAACATTAGCGAGATGTCCGAGACAGACCGCATGAATACTCGCGAGCAAAACGAGAACGCTCGTAAGGCGGAGGATTTAGCGGCAAGAGAGCGCATGAACACTGCGGACAACATGACGGCTAAGGAGCTTGCGGCCTTAGAAGTTATTACCGGCGAGAAGACCTCGCTGACTAACGGCAAAGGAATTGACCCTGGGGCTGACGTTTAATGGCGTTTCTTCAGGGCAACATACCGCACTTTAAGTGCTGGGTCAGGAAGGAATACACTCACAACCATGAGAAGTATCATGGTGAGTTTATTCACGCGATGGCCGTAGCGGTAACGACACTGCCTAGCAGATGTCTAAGCTTTCAGATGATTTTTACGGGAGCTGAAACCTACGACACAGAGGAGCCGAATGTTCACGGCGGAGCTATGTGGGCGAGAATGCCTATAACAGCTCTGATGGGAGACACCGCTGTAGCGGAGTGGCCCGAGGCAATGGCTACACACGACGCTCAACCGTGGGATTGTGCATCACGAACCCATAGCGTCTATGTCCTAGAAAGATGCTCGCCAAGTCCTTGGCTGGCAAAAATAGACGGAGAACTCTATCCGGCTAAGTATTACTTTACTGTTGACTACACCGACTCAGAAGTTGCAGACGATCCAGCCCAGCATAAACAGGCGCACGTCTTAGAACTTCTTGATGCTGGAAAGTGGACAGGAAACATAGTGGCGCTTCCAAATAACCGCGTGAGGGTAAGTCACCCTGCTTGGTTTGAGTTGGGCGAAGGCGCTCCTGACTTTAGGCCGTCTCAGCATATCCATTACAGCAAGTCTGACTTGGATTACACGCTGGACGTTAATCGAGTTTTTGACAATCTCTATGCAGGAGAAGAAGAATGAGCACCAAAATGAAAACCAAAGGTTACTCTAAGGGTGGAAAGATGAAGACTAAAGGCTACGCCAGAGGTGGCTCGGTCAATATGGCTTCAGACGCAGTGCCGCAACATAAGCGAATGGCTGCAGGTATTACAATAAAGCAAGGTGCTAGTACCACTAACCCTTAAAAAAGGAAGATTATCTATGGCTGCTAAAAAAGGTTTGTACGCAAACATTGATGCTAAAAAGAAGCGCGTTGCGGCTGGAAAAATTAATCCAGCTACAGGGAAGCCTGAAAAAATGCGTAAAAAAGGACAGGCGGGAGCACCATCTGCGTCATCCTTTAAGCTCGCAGCTAAGACAGCGAAGAAACCTAATAAGCCGAAGAATAACGCTTAGTGAATATAGAATCTAAATTTCTGAATATCCTCAAGGCAGATCAAGCAGAGTTTGCGCTTGAAGCGTTGAGGAAGCCTCAGAAGCGCGATGGTTTCGAGTACGGCTATCGCGTTGGAATGGTTGCTGGATATGAAGCAGCTATTGACGTGCTCTTAAACTTAATAGATGAGGATGAAAATGGAAACAATGACTTATGAGGACGCGCTCGCGGAGGCTTTCCCAGCAGTAGATGCTGGTATTCGGCCTTTCGGTAGCCGTGTTCTGATCCAAATACGCACCGCTAAAAGCAAGACTTCTGGTGGAATAATACTAACTAACGACACTACCGACACAGAGAAGTGGAATACTCAAATCGGAAAGGTTGTAGCAGTTGGTCCGTTAGCTTTCAAAAATCGAAACACGATGGAAAGCTGGCCTGAAGGAGATTGGTGCCAAGCTGGCGACATGGTCAGAGTAGCTAAGTATGGCGGAGACAGGTGGGAAGTTGAGCTGCCTGATGACGTGAAAGGCGATACCGCAATGTTTGTAATCTTTAATGACCTTGACATCATGGGCAGCGTTACTGGTGACCCACTTAAAGTCAAGGCGTTCATCTGATAAGGAGATGAGTAATGAGCGAAGAAAGAGATGACACCGTCTTGATAGAAGACGACGAAAGTAAAAGCGAGAACGAAAGCATTATTATTGTCGAGGACGATCCTGCAGAGGAAGCCGTAGATGATGATGATCGAGTCTCAGTCGAGGTTGACGATGACGACGACTCCGAGCGTGAGGCTATTCGACAACGACGTCGAAAAGAGAAAGTTGATCGAAAGGAGCGCCGCGAGACCGCGATAAAGCGCGACAAGACTGAGCTGGACTTCTTGCGAGGGCGGAACGATGACCTCGAAAGACGATTAACAGATCAAGAGACTCGCGCCAGAAAGCAGGACCAGTCTGGATTTGATCAGGCAATAGCTCAAGCCAACAAGGAAATTGGCATGGCTGATCGAGTTATCGCCAAAGCTGTTGAAGACAATAACGGTCAAGACGTAGCTAAAGCAATGAAGTATCGCGATGAAGCGAAAACTAAGGCTCAGCAACTAAGCTACAGGAAACAGCAAATTGCTCAGCAAGAAGCTCAGCAAGCCGCGTCTCCTCCAGTTGACGACAGGACCATGCACTTTGCCAGACAGTTTATGGAAGACAACCCGTGGTATGACAGCAACGGCTTAGATGAAGACTCCGCCATTGTAATGGCTATAGATCAGTCTCTAAGCAGGGATGGCTACAATCCTCAAACTGAAGAATACTGGGAAGAGCTAACCTCAAGATCCGCTCGCAGACTGCCCGATCTCTTTGAAGATCACGTTCCTAGTAAGCCCGAAAAAAAATCTCGGAAGGCTAGAGGCGGTCCCGCTGTAGGATCAGGAAAGGAACACGCGCCAAACTCTACTAGAAAAGAAGTGTACATCAGCCCAGAACGCAAGGCGGCTCTTATAGATGCCGGCGTTTGGGACGACCCAGTGTTAAGGACTCGATACGTTAAGCAGTACGCAGCTTACGACAAGAGCAACGTATAGGCGATAATAAAGCACTTGCGTTGTTGAGTATCTATGACACATACTAAATCAATCGCTGACTAAAGGAGCGACTAGACATGAGCAAAACAGACGAACGAGTAAAGAAATCCGTAGACGAAGGACGGGAAAACCGTGCGATGGTTGATCGCGCGCACACCGAAAATCGAGAAGTCACAGAAAGTGAGCGGGTAGAAATGTTCCGTCAACAATTATTTCAGACATCACTGCCTGATTTACCTGAATTACCCGGCTGGCATATGTGCTGGCTTACGACGACTAACCCTCGCGATTCAATCCAAGCTCGTATCCGTTTAGGTTACGAGGCTGTAAAGCCAGAAGATATTCCTGGCTGGGAATACGCTACCCTTAAATCTGGGGAGTGGACAGGATTCATTGGGGTTAACGAAATGCTGGCGTTCAAGTTGCCTATGTCTTTGTACGAGAAGTATATGATGGAAGCCCATCATGACGCTCCGCAAAGAGAAGAAGGCAAGTTGACAGATACGGCGGACTTCCTGCAGCAGCAGGCTGAAGCGAGCGGTAGTAGCATTAGTCAGGGCGACGGTAATAAAGAGCTTGGTGAAAAGCGACTTGGTCAATTTGACCTTGTCTGACGAGCAATCTATTTAACCAAAGGAGTTCAGTATGTCAGCGACTACTGAAGCATTTGGCTTCCGCGCTTCCTATCACAACAGTGGTAGAATTACGGCGAAAGCCTACACTATTGCCTCTGGATATGCCCAAAACATATTCTCTGGCGACCCTGTAAAACTAGTTGATGCCGGTACTATTCAACTAGCAACTTCCAACGGAACTCGTGGCGGCACAGTTGCAGGTATCCTTAATTTGGGTATCTTTGCTGGCGTTCAATATGACGACGCTTTAGGAAAACCAACTCTCTCGCCATTTTGGCCTGCGAGCGCAACAGCAACAAATATTGTGGCATTCGTTTATGACGATCCAGAAACTATATTTGATGTTGAGTACCCCAACCCAGCGGCTGGAACGACTGTTCAAACAGCGGTTGGCGAGGAGTGTGATTGGACCGTAGCAACACCAGGCGGTGCAACCGCAACAGGTTTGTCAAGCACTTCCCTCACAGCTATCCAAACTACCTCTGGTCAGTACCAGATTACAGGTATTGCGGGTGGTCCCAACAACTTGATTACAGATGCATTTGTAAAGGTCTCAGTTCGTATAAATGAGCACCAGTACAAAGCTTCCGTAAACTCAGTCTAAAGGAGGTCTAAGACATGGCTACTCCAATGCGTAGTACGGACTTCCGATCGGTAGTTGAGCCTATTCTCAACGAAGTATTTGACGGAGTTTATGAACAAAGAGCTGACGAATGGAAGGCGGTTTTCCGCGAGCAGAAAGGTATTCCACGCAACTATCATGAAGAACCCGTTCTTTATGGTTTTGGTGCGGCACCTGAGCTTCCAGACGGTATGGCTGTAACTTACCAATCAGGCGGCATCTTGTTTGTGCAGCGTTATCTTTATCACGTCTACGGCCTTGCTTTTGCACTGACCAAAGTCTTGGTTGAAGATGGCGATCACATCCGTATCGGTCAAACTTACGCTAAGCACTTGGCGCAATCTTTGATTGAGACGAAAGAGACGCTAACGGCTAACATCATGAACCGTGCGTTTAACGCAGCCTTTACAGGTGGTGATGGTGTGTCGTTGAGCAGTAATGCTCACCCGATTGTCAACGGAACTTTCAGCAACGTACTTAACGTCGCTGCTGCACTTTCTCAGACTTCTCTTGAGCAGATGCTCATTCAAATCCGCAACGCTGTTGACAACAACGGCAAGCGTATTCGTTTGACGCCTACTCAGATTGTTACTGGGCCAAGCAATGTTTTCCAAGCGGAAACTCTGCTCAAGTCAGTGCTGAGAAGCGGAACGGCTGACAACGACATCAACGCCATCAAGTCGATGGGTTTGTTGGCGGACGGTCAGGCTAACCTTTCCCGTATTACTTCTACCACCGCATGGTGGGTACAGACTGACGCGCCTGAAGGCTTAAAGCTTCTCATGCGTCGTGGTCTAGAGAAGTCTATGGAAGGCGACTTTGCAACGGACTCTATGCGCTATAAAGCGACAGAGCGTTACACTGTTGGCTGGACAGATCCTCGCGGTGTGTTCGGTACGGCTGGTGTGTAAGTAAGTGTCCTCCCTAACCTCAAGATTTTTTTGTACTCCCATTTTTGCTTGAGGTTGGGGAGAGTTTTACCAAATTTAATTTTGTTGCTGACAGTCTAAGACTGACGACATGCAGACAGCGGCAAGATCTTTTAACTCGCATGTGAGGAATTTATTATGGGTTCTACTACTTTTTCAGGTCCAATTAAAGCAGGCACAATCGCAGCAACTACAG